TACCGTTCAAGTCACTTACATTACCTGATCCGCGACTTGAAACGCCTAGTTTAACACCACTCTCCAACATAGTCTTTACAAGTTGACCCATTGGAGTTGGTAAAATCTTTAATTTGCCGTAGCCGTTCGGCCCGTCCATCCACATGCTTGTAATCATGTGACTTACACGATCTAAATTAATTTTTAAATCATCTGGGTGATCGACCTCGCCTAGTACTGAATAACCTTCTACGATCTGCTTGTTTAATGTTTCCACTGCAGTCTCAATTTCAGCAACGGGATAAACACGCTCATTAGCGTTCTTTACCCCGCCCTGAATGAAGATGCCCTTCATATAAAGGGTCTTCAGCTCGGTGCCCTGTTCTGAGACCGACTCCACGACTATATTCGCTCTATCGAATGTTAAGTGTTCCTTTAGATACAAAGCCATTTGTCTCCAAGTTACTCTTAATTATTTTTTTGCCACTGGGCTAACTTTATTAGCACCATCATCACCGTGCTTAGGTTTTGGGGCATTTTCTAATTTTGCCTTAGAACCACCTGGTACATTTTTGAATGATCCAGCGCCTGGTAGAGGTTTTTCGCCCTTAGCATATGCATTGGATGGACCCTTTGGACCTGTTGGTACAGTTTCAGCATCACCTGAGAATTTAACAGGTTTGCTGTCCATGCCCTTTGCACCTGAATTTGCTGTTACCGGGCTCTTTTTCTGATCACCGTTGTCACCGCCTGCTGGTACTTTTACTTTAGTTAAAGTTGTACCTTCAGCAATAATGTCTTCTTCTACAGTGTCATCGGCTTCCATTTCTTCTTCCATGGGATGATCGCCTTCGTCCATCATTTTTTCTGAGCCCATTTCTTCTTGGTACATGTCTTCGTTTGACATATCACCGCCGTTCATGATTTGCTCAAATTCAGCCATTAATTCATCCAGTTTATCTTCTACGTCAGCGACACGATCTTCTAAATCTTCTGCATCGTTTTCCTCGTCGTCATGAGCTTTTTCAAGATCATGTGTTTCTTCTTTACCGTCTTCTTCTGCTTCATCGTCAAAATCTACATCGGCTTCCTCACCTTCTTCTACACCGCCAGCCTCTTCGCTAGCTACCTCAGCTTGAAGTTCATCAAGAAGTCCGCCTGTTTGACCAACCATCTCGTCCATGCCCATTTCTTCAGCCATGATATTTTCATAAATTTCGCGTGATTTCTCAACTACGATTTCATGAAATACTTCACGCGCCTTATCTTCATTTTCATTGATTATGAGGTCAATGAGTTCCTCAAATTTCCTGTTTTCCATTGTAATTTCTCCTGGTTAATGGCTTTGTAGAATTATTTAGTGAGTAGTTAAAAAAAGTACTCAATAAGTGCTATTTTTTTGCGTTTTTAGGAATTTTTTATAGTTGAGGGGCTTGAGCTTCAGCTTTTAATCCATATTGTTCGCGCATTTTGCCCAAATGCTCTTTTCGTTCGTAATTTCTTACGTCAATCATTCTGCGTAACTTGCGTATTTGACTTAATGTTAATTTAGTTTTTCTGCTTGTTTTTTTCATAGGACGGCTATTATCAGTTGATACATCCTGATAACCGGCTATTGGCGGGTCAAACATCTCAAACAGTTTCATAATATTATTTATGCGACTGTGCCCGGAGTAGCAGGTGCTGCTGCACCTGCTGCAGGTGTTGCTCCGGGGGGTGCAGTACTTACCGGACCTGCAACTTCTGGCGGCAATGCTTCATTGCCCTGAGATGCAGTTTCTAGTTCTTCACCTGTCTTTTCATCACTTTCAATATCACTTACACTTACACCCACACTACGTAAATCTTTTCCTGTTGGAGGTTCAACTTCGTCTTTATCGTTTTCTTCTCTCCACATTTTCTCGTTTTTAGCAATTTCTTCTTCACTTAATCCCAAGAAACGTTCAAGTAAAAATCTTTTACTTAAGTAAGGAAATGCTTCTACGGCTGTAAATGTGTTAACTCTTGCTGTATCCAATTCACTTTGACGATAGCTTGCAAAATTTTGGGGGGCATTAAATGATAATGTAAAAAGTCCTGGATCAATATTAAATCCGCGCCAACGTAAAAATAATTTAAACTCTTCATCTAATGTCAATGCAATATAGTTTTGAAGTCGTTCGCAATATTGATTAAATCTATATTCTTGAATTAATGCAGTGCCGACCTTGCCATCATTTAATATTCTATCACTATCATCTGGCCCAGTCGGTAAATAACTACTTGGTACACGTAATCCACGCGCTAGCCTATTATTAAAATAACGCAGATCGTCAATCTCTCCTAAATTCTGCCCACCTGGCATGACTTCTACACTTGATCCGCGACCGTCTGCGGTGACTGGAAAGAAGTAATCTTCATTCATTGAGAGTGGATTATATGTAGCGTCTACTATTGATGCGCCCCCATACACACTAGGAATTCGTCGTTGATGTATTTCGTTTTTAATACGTTCTACAAATGCCATAGCCATATGACTTGGCATATTACCTACGTCAATTTTAAACAGTCTACGTTCAGGCGCACGTTGTACACGATATATTAGTACGGCATCTTCAAGCAATTCTTTTTGTTTATAAACTTTAAAAATATTTTCTAATATACTTTGACCAAATGGCCAAAAACGATCTAGACCTTCTGTTAGGCTTAGATGCACTATGTGTTTTGCATCAATAGCCATTTCGCTTTGACCTAATGTAAAGCGGCTACCTGTCGTATTATATGGCATAGCAGGAACAGTATATGGTGTATTAGTGCCGCCGCCAGTACCACCTAAGCCTGTAGCAGGATTAGCTGCAAAATCTGTATTTGTTTTTTGAGCTACTGATAAATTTTGTAAATTAATATTTAAATCTTTGATGACATATTGTTCTGGTAGTTTGCCTTCGCTTTCATTAACTATGACTTTAATAACCTTGACCATATCGACCCAATATAACTTAAAGTTTTCAGGGTCACGAACAAATACTTGATCTCCATACTTTATAACATTACGGAATATTTTAAAAACTCTTTGATCAAGCTCATTTAATTTACACCATTGTTGTAATTGAGTAGTAAGTATTTTTACTTCATGAGTGGTTGGATCATCTTTAAATTCAAATTGAAATGGTGTTTTATTATGTTGATTTTTTTGTGTGCTAAACTCTGCTATAATATCTAGACATGCGTTAATTTCAGCATCAACGTCCATCATTTCATATTGGTTATAACGTTCAATACGATTAGGGTGACCTGTGTAAACTTCTGGCAGTCTACTCATGTAATTTTTATAACCAAAATCAGTATTATTCCAACCGCCATTTTGGTAACCATTTTGACCAGCATTACTGTTCCAAGCCCCCGTATTGCTGTTTATACCAGAAATAGGACTGCTGAAACCTGACTTATTTAAAAACTTTCTTGTATAGGACATTGTCTAATTCTATTAATAAGAATATTTATGATTACGACCTAGTATATCTTAAAATGTCAGTTTGTGTTTGCTGGCTAGATTTTAGTGTATCAGATATTGTTTCCAATTTTTCTACAAGTAATTGCTGCTTACCAAAATTTTCACGCTGAACACGTAGTAATTCTCTAAATGTATTATTTTGTGTATTTACCAATGCTCCAATATCTGCTGCGACTACAGGTTTATTTTCACTAGTTGCAGTTTCAGTAAAGTATTTTTGTAATATGCTATCTCTAGGAGCAGGACTTATTATTTCAGTACCGTGATATGTCATATTAGATTGATAGCCACTCATAGGGCCTTCTAGCATAGCTCCATATCTTGCTTGGAAGCTTCCACCTTCATTATGCCTTGCACTAAAATGCATTGGATCAGGATTATTTCTAAAATTTCCGCCCCAACCTAAACCATATTTGGCTGCAATAGCGGCGGCATTAACGGGTAGATCTCCTGCTTGGCCTGGCATATTTTTTGTTGGATTTATATCTATAGCAGCTCCATAAGCATGACTACTCCATTGATTGGTCCCGGCAACTTTTCTTCTGTTATATCCATCAATTCTAGTAATTTTGTATCCAGTTTTTTCAAGATCATCAATTAATCCTTGAAATTGATTTTGAAACTTTTTATTTACACTAGCCGAAGCACCGTTTTTTGATGTGACATTTGTTAAATCTACCTGTCCTGGTCCTGAACTACTACTTGTGCCACCCGTAGATAGCCGAGCAGAATTATCGAACTCTCCCCTAGCGTTAAAGTTAAGTCCAGGTGAAGTTGGCAGTACTGGAACAGCCCCCATTGTACCACCTCCGCTATCTGTGCCTACATCAAAGGATCTGGTTGGTCTTGCACCTTTATCAAAATTCTTTGTGTATTGTTCAAAAGTTTGCGTGCTTGCATCCGCTAGACGGTTCAATTGTGGGGTAGACCCTGCTCTTTCTCTTTGATACTGTTGTCGCTTTTCACTTTCCGTATAATAACGTTGAGCGGTTCCCATCATTGTACTTTGCCTTTTTAAGAAAGCATCAGTAGCCGACCATACTGTATTGCCTGCAGGATCTATAACTTTATCCTTAAATATTTGTCCGCCCTCATCAATAAACTTTTGAGCCATATCTTCAGTAGATCCTTCTTGCATCTTTTGCGTTAAGTCATTTATTCCATCTCCTATTTTAACTAATTCTCGTAATTGTTGATATGCCAAATCTACTGATTTTTGCATTTCTTCAATCTGTGTTTCGCCTATACCTAATTCACGTTCCATTTGCTCAAGATTTTCTTTATGCTGATCTTGTGATTGTTCATCTACATCAACTGCAGATGTCTTTTTCCCAAAAAGGTTGTCAAGCAATACTCCGCCACTTTGGTATAATCCAGTACCTAAACCTAAAGCACCACCAATAATAGCACCAGGGAGTGCCCCAACACCAGCAAATGCTGACCCAACCGCTCCCCCTGTCATTGCCATGCCACTTGTTTGAGCTAGTATGTTTGTAAGTGCGCCAGCTGTACTACTTTCACCTCCTACTGCATCAACAGCATATGGAGCTAATAAAGATGTTGCAATGCCGCCTCCACCTCTTAATAATGCGCCTGGTTTGAGTTTGAGTTTTCTACTTGCTGCTTCACCTGTCTCCTTAGATACTCTTTTACCTGTGGCAGTATCAACATAATAATCTCTTCCGCGTTTATCTGTGCGTTTTTCAACTTTTCCGCCTGGTTTGCCTGGACCCCCAGTACCTGTAGGACTACCGGGGACAGGTGCGGGACTAGTTGGAGTTCGTAATAGTTTATATGCGAAAGCAGTTAACGCGGCAGCTGCAGCGCCTGCAGCGACACTGACTGCTATCAATTTCGCTGCAGCACTGGTAGCATTACCTATTAAAGGGTTCATGCTTGCAATAATAGTTGCAAGCTGCAATGTCGCATATCTTTCAAAAGCTGCAATAGAGGCAGCAGCATTCATTATATTATCATTTGCCTTTCCTACAAATTCACCTTGTGCATTTGTTAATCTGCTCAATTTCTCCATAGAGCTATTAAATGCGTCGGTGAAGCCTGTACCCGCTTGTTCTACTGATTGTCTAATCTTTTCAGGATCAAGATTGCGCACTACAGTTTCTACACCAGCGCCAAATACACCAACGTTTCTTGAAAATCAATTTCTGCTTGTCCTAAACCTTCAAAACTTTTGCCAAGTTCTATCTGTCTTTGTGTTGCTGTTAATATAGCTGCACGTAAGTTTAAAGTTGCTTTTTGTGCTTCTTCAGGTGATATTGCATTATTAATTGCATCTATAAATTTAGCTGCGCCACCCTGTTCTCTTAGTAAAAGTTCTAATGGAACACTTTGTTCTGTTAATGCTCCAGTTTTTGTTCCTGCTGCTCTTTGTAAGAACCCTGTTGCGATTTCTTCTCCGAATTCTTGACGAATTAAACCTGCAATTTGACGTTTTGAACTGGCTTTAGCTTCTAGTAAATCCGCTTCTCTATTTGCCTCTGGTGTGTTCGTTTTTCTTAGTTGCGCTGCTCTTATACTTTCTCTTGCTGCAAACAATTGGAAATTCCTATTTTGAGCAGCAAATTCTAAACCTTTCTTTTGTTCGTCTACACTAATACCTGTAATGTCAGCAAGTGCCAACATGTTATCAATTAATTTAAGTGTTGAGCTTTGCAAGCGATCCATTGCGCCTGCGCCACGACCTGTAGCCTGTCCACTTCTAATTTGTATTGATGCTAATTCACGCATCATTTCTGTTACTGCATCTTGCTCAATTCCTAATGCTCTATACTTTTTGTATTGTTCATCGCCAATAGATACAAATCTTGTAAATGCTACTATACCGGCACTAGAACTACCGCCCATAGCACGTAAGTCTCTACCTGCTTTAGCTGTTATTGCAGCAAATTTTTCTAAGTTAGTGTAACTATAACCAGCATTCTCACCTAATAATCTTAATTGATTAGCTGATATACCACTAGTGACACCCAGTCCAGCAACGGTGTCCATAGACTTAATCATGTATTGAGTTTGATCTAATACTAAGCCGCCTAAACCAACCAATGCTTTAGCTGTGTATTGTAACCCATTATTAAGGATTTGACTTTGAGGACCAAAACCTTTGATTAAATTGTCAAATACACCGCCTACACTATCTAATACACCTTTATATTTGACAACTCCGCCGCTGGCTTCTGTCAATGCATTAAAAAGACTTTTAGCACCTAAAGTTACATTATCAAACGCGCCGCGCAATGCAGCCATACGTTGATTAGTCAATTCAATTTGTTTTATATGAGCTTGAACAATTTTATCATCTTCAGCTATTGTTTGCCCAAACTCATCAAGTTTTATCTTAGCACGTTCCGATGCATTTAGTTGTAAAAATGATAATTGATTTTGCTGGCGCATCAGTCCAGTTTGTTGCTGCATAAGGCGTTGTAAATCTTGCAAACTTTGATTTAAATTTGCAATATTTTCTTTATTCAGTTCTTCATCCATGTTATTTTAGTCGCCTTTTTTCGATAGATAAATATCGTTGTACTATTATTTAGTATTTGGAAAAACACCTAATTGAGGAACTTATGTCAGATATTAATAACCCATTAAAACAGTATTTTCGTAGACCGGCAATTTACTTAAAATTACCCAGCAACGGAAAAGGATATGCACCTGAAACATTAACTATGCCAGATACAGGCGAACTTCCAATATATCCAATGACTGCCATAGATGAAATAACTGCAAAAACGCCGGACGCATTGTTTAATGGTACAGCAATTTATGAATTAATTAAAAGTTGTGTTCCTGATATCAAAGATCCGTGGTCCATTAGTAGCGTAGATTTAGATGCTACATTAGTAGCAATACGTGCCGCTGCAGGATCACACACTATGGAAGTAGAGTCCACATGCCCAGCATGTTCAAATGTAGCAACATATGGTCTAGATTTAATTGGATTATTAAGTAATATTAAAGCAGGTGATTACGATACCGAATTAGTAATCGGCGATCTTACATTCAAATTTCGACCTTTAATATTTAGAGAAATGAATGAAGCAAACATGGGAATGTTTGAAGCACAAAAGATATTAGCAGCAGTAGAAATGGAACAAGATGATGAAAATAAAGCTAAACTAACACAACGTGCTTTAACAGATATTACTAATTTAACTATTAAAATACTTGCTAAAACAATTGTCTATATAAGAACTCCTAATACTGTTGTTGATCAAAAGGATTATATATTAGACTTTTTAACCAATTGTGATAAAATCACTTTTAATACAATACGTGATCACAATGGAAACTTACGTTCAGCTAGTGAACTAAAGCCTTTTGATATAAAGTGCAGTAACTGTAATAACCAATATAAGCAACCATTCACGTTAAACGTTACCGATTTTTTCGGGTAAAGCTTCTCACTCTTCGTTCTGAAGAAGTAGTGAAGCTTGTAGAAAATTACGAAAAAGACTGCGACGAAATAAGAAAATCAGCCATGACTATGGCATGGTATATGCGCGGCGGTAGTTCTTATCAGGACATACTCAATATGTCTGGGAAAGAAAGACAAATACTTAATGAATTAATAGAAAATAATTTGGAGACTACTAAGAAAACTCAACTGCCTTTCTTTTAGAGTTGTCCTTCAGACAACTACTTCGTTCGCTTCGCTCACTCAGTATGTTTTAAATTATTATATGGATTTAAATTACTTGCCGCTTTGAACCCATGGTAGTGCTATAACAGCACTACCATAGGTCAGACTTGCCTGCCCGTCCCCATGTTGTCTATGCCCGTCATACTAGCTTGTTATGCTGTATAACGCTACCGGTTACTCTATAAAGTTTATGGCATGTAGTAGAGTTTAAACTCTAGCAACGCATGTCTTATAACATCTAGACAAATTAATTATAAGCTCATTGAGGGTTCGCGAACCTGTCGATTGCCCTCTCGGTATACGACACAAAATTGTGTCTATACTCCAGATCTGCAGGTTACTAGTAAACTAGACTTGCTCAAGGAGAGTCGAGGAACCTCGACCAAACAAATTTTAAATCATATGAGTTGTTTTAAGATTTGATATAATTTGATTTTGTGCAGTGTCTGACGTGGTGTCTTTTGTGCCTGAGTATAGTTTTAATAAGTCTTTATTTAATTTAAAAAAATGATCAAATTCTATAATAATCCAGTCGCCCTGTTTAGCTGATGTATAATATAGGAACTGATCAGTTACCCATGTTTTATTTGATTGCACTACTACGAATTTGCCTTTTCTATTGAACTTCATGAAAAGTATATTCATGTCGCCCTGTTCGCTAACGCCCACCATTTGCTCTAACCACGCATCTAATACCTTGCAGTCACCTGCAAGAACTAAATGGAACGGAAAATCAGCATATGATTTACACTCAGCATTAAATTTTGGGAAACTCTGTCCTGGAACAATGTCACCCTTAAAACTACGTATTTGGCCTTCGTGTAATATCTGTGTACGAACTTGATT